CACCTAATCAAATACCGCACTGGGTAAAGCACAATTATAATACAGGCGGCATTTCTGATGACCAGATGATCTTTATGCGTCTGTACAATGGGCAACAGTATGTCAGCCCAGACAAAGGGATTGATTTCATTTCGTCCTACCGCATCTCACCTGAGCGTGTGGCTGTGTTTGTCTGCAATAATGGCGCGTATGTGGTGCTCGAAGACGATGCAAATATGTTCCCATCCGACGCCCTAATCACCCAACTGAGGATGATCCAGAAATGAAATATATAACCATCACATCATCACAAAATCGCGGTAAGTACTATGTCGCTCGCTGCGCCATCGGAGAAAGCTATTACGTCATCGCGACGTGTCCGACACTGGACTACGCGAAGCTCATAGCTGAAGCACTTAACGACCAAGTCTCACCTGCGACGGTCACCATCGTCGAAAAGAAGAAAGCACGGTAACATGCAGGTCACAACAGTCCGCAACAAACCGAAGCCCTTCGCTTGGAGTTATTCGAAGCTGAAGAACTACGAGACCTGTCCGAAGAGATACTGGCATGTCGATATCCAGCGTGACATTAAAGAAGAGGAAGGTGAGGCGCTGTTGTGGGGCAACGCAGTCCATAAGGCGTTGGCTGAGCGTGTAGACAAGAACGTGGCGCTGCCGAAGTCCATGGCTGAATATGAGAAGTGGGCGGAGCGCATACTGCATGGTGGCGGGACCATACTCGTTGAGCAGAAGCTTGCCATCAACAAGGAGTTCGGACCTGAAAGCTGGTTCGGAGACAAGGCGTGGTATCGCGGTATCGGCGACGTCATCAAGATCGTTGGACCCGTGGCGCTCATCGTCGATTACAAGACTGGTAAAATCCTAGAAGACGGATCGCAGCTCGCGCTAATGGCTGCGTGTGTCTTCGCTCATCACCCCGAGGTTAAGAAAGTCCGCAGCGAGTTTATCTGGCTCAAAGAGGACGCCACCACTCGTGCCGACTTTACTCGTGAGGGTATGGCTGAAATCTGGAGAGGCATCTGGCCTCGTGTCGAGTCCCTTGAGTACGCCCATAACACCATGACATATCCAGCCAAGCCCGGACCTCTATGCAAACGCTGGTGCCCGGTAACGGTGTGCCCGCATCACGGAGAGTGACATGGGAGGCATGAGCAGACCCAGCCCGCCACCTTTTTACGACGAGAAACCATCTCGCCAACTGCAAGTAGTCACGAGTATGGCTGAGGCTAGAATACGAAACATCATCGACCCGAAGTTACTTCCGAGAGTAGATATCATGCGGAGCGTCGAGTTAGATGTGTTTATCATCCGCATCCGCATCCTGAAGCAAGATTGGACACTGCATTCGGACATACATGTAGAAGTACGCCCAGACGAGTTGGAGAAGTTCCCGGATGATACACTGATGGCGCAACTCATGATGCTCGCAGGCTAGTAATAGTACTATGCTGTAGGGTCACCACCACCTATGGCGTAGACTAAAAATATGTATAATGGGGGCTTGCAACCCTCATAATACAAGCAGATATAGGTGGGACATGACGCCTGAAGGCAAGGTCAAAGCTGCGGTCAACCGCGTCATAGATCAGTACAAGAGTGTGTATAAGTTCATGCCTGTGCCGGGTGGGTTTGGCGCGTCTAGTCTCGATTATCTGTTGTGCGTCGGCGGCAAGTTCGTCGCCATCGAGACTAAGGCCCCCGGTAAAAAACCGACTGACCGACAAAAGATGGTCATCGGTCAGATCACTCGTGCCGGTGGCGCTGTATTCGTCATCGACTCGGTAGACTCCACCCACGAACTCAAAGCGTTTTTGGAGCGCAACCACCATGCTCCCCGTCCAAGTGAGCCAGAAACATAAAATCATCGGAGTACCACTGCGCGCGGATGTGCAGAACTTATTTCCGTCCGCACCGCCAATTACCATGAAGGGTAGGCCAGCGCTTGCCGTCAATCATGGTCCGACAGAAACATACCTGCTGCGTAAACTAGGGTTCGATGTGCCATCGCCCATCACAACGCACTATGATTGGTGCGAGGGCAAGCCATTCGATGTACAGATAAAAACCTGCTCGATGCTGACCATGAACCAGCGAGCCTATGTGCTCAACGGCATGGGCACCGGCAAGACGAAAGCTGCATTGTGGTCGTGGGACTATCTGCACAAAGCTGGGCTGGCCCATAAGCTTCTTGTGGTCGCACCGCTGTCCACGTTGAAGTTTACGTGGAGCAAGGAGATATTCCAGACGCTGCCGCACGTCAAAGCCGTGGTGCTCCATGGGTCACGCGAGAAGCGGTTGGAGATACTTAAAGACCCGGACGCTGATGTGTTCATCATCAACCACGATGGGTTGAAGGTGCTGATCGACGAGATCACGGCGCGCAAAGACATTGACACCATGGTCATCGACGAGCTTGCCGTCTACCGTAATGGTGGATCGCAACGCACCAAGATCACCCGCAAGCTGGCTCAGCGCATGACATGGGTATGGGGGATGACTGGATCGCCCATCCCCAACGAGCCAACGGATGCGTGGGCGCAATGCACCATCGTCACGCCCAACAACGTGCCTAAGTTTTTCAGCAGGTTTCGCGAAGAACTCATGCACAGGATCACCCAGTTCAAATGGGCTCCCAAACCGGATGCGGTAGAAAGAGCCTTCGCCGCCATGCAGCCAGCGGTGCGGTACACCCTCGATGACGTTGTCGAGTTACCCGAATGCGTAGAGCGTTTCGTAGATGTTGAGCTAGGCTCCAAGCAGGCCAAGGTCTACAAGGCGCTGCTGGATCATGCCCACGCAGCCGTGCTGGCCAAGGAGATCACGGCAGCAAATGCTGGCGCGGTCATGATGAAGCTGCTGCAGGTCTCGACTGGCTGGGTCTACTCATCGGACGGTTCGACCGTCTCGCTGGATAACGACAGCCGCGTCACAGCCTTGCTGGACGCCATCAACGCCACAGACCGCAAGGTGCTTGTCTTCGCACCATTTAAACATGCTCTGGGTGGCATCAGCGATGCGCTTACCCAAGAGGGTATCGAGCACGCTGTAGTGTCTGGCGACACCCCAGCCAATGACCGGGCGCAGGTGTTTAACCTGTTCCAGAACACCAACAAATACAGAGTTATAGTCGCTCATCCGCAGTGCTTGGCGCACGGTATTACGCTGACCGCTGCTGATACGATTATATGGTTCGCACCCGTCACCTCTCTTGAGATTTACGATCAGGCGAACCACCGCATCCGCCGCGTTGGACAGAAGCACAAGCAGCTTTTGTTGCATCTGCAGTCCACCCCGGTGGAGAAGAAAATCTACGCGCTGCTCCAAAAGAAACAGCGCGTGCAGGAGAAGTTTCTCGAACTGTTCGAGGAAGCAAGCAAGGAGTAACCAATGGAACACCCACCCACTGTAGACATTAGTAAGCGCGTAGACCAATATGTGCGACTTCGTGATTTGATTAAGACCAAGGAGGATGAACACAAGGCGGCGATGAAGCCATACAAGGAGATGCTTGATAAGCTTAACTCCGTGCTCCTCGACCACCTCAACACAATCAACGGAGAAAGTGTCCGCACTGACACTGGCACCGTGTACCGCACCGAGAAGAAGGCGGCGTCCCTCGCTGACCCTGACGCTTTCATGCGGTACGTGATCGGGAGCGAAGCTTGGGACTTGTTGGACCGCAAAGCCAACGTCACTGCCGTTTCTGACTTTATCGAAGAGAACAACGCTCCGCCTCCCGGAGTTAATTTCTCAACTACCTATGTCGTCGGCGTTCGCCGCAAGTAAGGAGCACACATGTCTAATATCGTAGTACCCAATAACTTCGGCGCAGTGTCCACCCGCTTCGCCAATCAAAAAGTTGAAGATGATCTCTCGGCTGGCGTCTCGACTGGCTACGGCATCATCAGCTATCGCGGCAAGGTGTGGCGCACCAAGTTCCGTGGTGAGGAGACCAACCTCATGCGCGAGGACGGAGATGGTCCGCGCTCATCCATCGAGGTCGTCATCCTCAAAGCTGCGGGGCACCTCAGCAAGATATTCTACAAGGACGGGTACAAGGAGGGATCGACCGAGAGCCCTGACTGCTACTCGAACAATGGCGTCACGCCGGATATCAACTCCAAGGCCAAGCAGTCCAACACCTGCGCAGCCTGCCCCATGAATGCTTGGGGGTCGCGCATTACTCCGGCTGGTAAGCCCGGCAAGGCGTGCTCTGACAGCAAGCGTGCGGTTGTTGTGCCGTTGGCTGATCTGACCAACGAGGTCTATGGCGGACCCATGCTGCTGCGTATCCCTGCAGCATCCCTCCAAGACTTGGCGCAGTACGGTCAGAAGATGGGGTCGATGGGTTACCCATACTATGCGATTGGTACACGCATCTCCTTCGACACCAAGGAGGCGTTCCCGAAGTTTGTGTTCAACGCCATCCGTCCGCTCACAGACGCCGAGGCTGACCAGATCATCGCATTGCGCGAAGACCCCCGTGTCGGGCGTATTCTCTCTGAGTCGGAGGTTGCTACGGACCAACCCGCACCTACCCCTGCAGCGGTGTTTGAGCAGCCGCCGCAGATCGCCAAGCCTGCTGAGGTTAAAGCTCCGGCCCACGATCCAGAGACGGGCGAGATCAAGGAGCCCGCTCCCAAGCGTGAGTACAAGAAGAAAGCTGCAGCCCCGCCCCCGCCGCCTGTTGAGGACGAGGACGAAGGAGAGGCACCGTCTAGCTTCGACGACGAGCTTGATGCTCAGCTCGATAGCCTGCTTCCTAAATAAGTTGTAGCAACGGGTCGGGCGAAAGCTCGACCCACCCACCCGATGAGCCTGCCGTGACATTTGACCATGCCCGCGAATACCTAGCGCGTGTCGTTCCGTGGCCCCTTGAGGGTGACGCGCCCGCGTACATCAACGTCCACTGGACGTTCGTATCAGAGAAATATGATCGCCCCGGCTGGGGCGGTCGTGCATGTAAGTCCCTCAACGAAGCGATCAAGGCGATAGAGTTCGCTCTGAAAGGCGAGGACACACGCGATATCTACGTATGTATGTCGTCGCAGGCACAGGCGCAGCAGAAGACTTCCAAGGCCAAGGGCTTTACCTTCTACATACCCATCCGCTCGCAGGCGAACGCCGTGGCCCTCAAGGCGCTGTTTCTGGACATAGACTGCAAGGCTGGTCCGAACGGATACCCTGACCAGAAAGCCGCTGTGGCAGCCCTGTCAGAGTTCCTTACCGCGTCTGGTATGCCGAGGCCGACGATGCACGTCGCGTCCGGTGGTGGTCTGCATGTCTACTGGACGCTTGATCGCGCACTCATGCCGCTCGAATGGAAGCCGCTCGCGATGGCGCTGGCGGAAGCCACTAAGAAGCACGGGCTCAAGTGCGATACACAATGCACGATAGACAGCGCCCGCATCCTGCGTATCCCAGACACCTTCAACCGCAAGCAGGATAAGCCTCGCCCCGTGCGGCTGGCTGGGTCACGGCTGGACTTCGACTACTCGGTGGAGCGCATCACCGCAGCCCTGTCGCCGTTCATCGACGCGGCTGAGGCACCTCCACTGCCGCTTCGCACACCTCTCGTAAATGTGAACGACGAATTGTCCGCAGGTATCGAGAGCACCCGCGCAGAGCCAGCGAATATCGCCCGTCTGGCCGAGGCTTGTCCCTTCGTCAGCGAAGCCCTTGCCACGGGAGGTAAGGACTTCACAAACCCTCTGTGGAACCTGACGACGCTCATCGCCACGTTCTGCGAAGACGACAACGCCAACGCCCACCGCATGGCGAACCAGCATCCCGGATACTCGTTCGAGAGCACCAACGAACTGTTCGAGCGCAAGCAGAAGGACAAGGATGAGAAGGGACTGGGGTGGCCGGGGTGTCGCACGATCTCCGCCACGGGTGCATCAGCCTGCTCTACATGTCCGCACGCTGGCAAGGGTAAGACGCCATTCCACTTCGTGGCCAAGCCCCATAAAACCATAACAACACCACAACCCCAGAACTGGGACATACCCAACGGGTACATGCGTGACCCCGATGGCATCGTGCATAAGATCATCGTGCAGCAGGACGGGTCGAACGAACTTATCCCAGTACTGACCTACCCCATGACAGACCCATGGCTCCAGAAGAACCCATGGATTTTGAATTTCACAACGACAGCACACAAGGGCAGCAGCCAGCAGATCGCCATGCCGTTCGCAGACGCACTGACACAGGGTGGATGCAGATCGACACTGAGCAGGCAAGGGCTGGCGCTACTGCCGGGACGTGCATCACAGATGTTTGAGGAGTTTATCGTGAGCTGGATACAGAAACTGCAGGCGGCACAGAGCAGCATCGTCAACTCCGCCCCGTTTGGGTGGAACATCAAGTCAGGCAAGATCGAGGGTTTCATCTACGGCGGTCAGATATGGACCCCCGCTGGGGCCAGACCATCCGCCGTGGGCGACCAAGTCATCGCAGCGAGTTATACCCCAACGGGTGACGCGGACGCTTGGAAGAATGCTGCGGAGCTGATCACCGACCAAGAGCGACCAGCCCTGAATGCAATCATCGCATCAGCGTTTGGAGCGCCTCTCGTGCGGTTCACAGGCCAGTCCGGTCTGATGATGTCAACATACTCGGCAGCATCAGGTATCGGCAAGACAACCGCCCTCAAGGTGGCGCAGGCGGTGTGGGGTGACCCTATAAAGGCCATGCAGGGGCTCTCTGACACCCAGTTGTCGGTGCTCAACAAGATCGGACAGATCAGGTCCCTGCCGCTGTATTGGGACGAGTTGAAGACGGAAGACGATACGAGGAAGTTCGTCAACCTGATGTTCCAACTCACCTCGGGTAAGGAGCGCTCCCGCATGTCGTCGGATGTGACGCAGCGCAGCGTCGGCACATGGCAGACGATGCTCGTCTCCGCATCCAACGAAAGTATCATAGACTATGTGGTTAACCGCACGAAGATGACCACCGCTGGCGTGTTCCGCACCTTCGAATACGAGGTGGAGCGCGGGATGAAGGGGCAGATCGAGGGGGCTGAGGCGGACCAGATACTGTCCAAGCTGCACGATAACTACGGGCACGTAGGGCTCCAGTATGCGCAGTTCCTCGGGGAGAACTTCGAGCAGGTCGAGATCGACGTCGCGGAGTTCCGCAAGCAGATCAGCATCGAGGTCAAGGCGCAGAACGATGAGCGGTTCTGGACCGCCGCCATCACCATCATCTGCATGGGGGCTCGCTACGCCAACCGGCTGGGGTTCACCGCCATCGACGAGGACGAGCTGAAGCAGTTCATGCTGCGTACCCTGCAGGGTATGCGGGAGCAGATCAAGGCGCAGCCTAACGACATGGCCAACGTCACCAACGTCGAGAACGTGCTGGCCCAGTACCTCAACGCCATGCGCGCTAGACATACCCTCTGGACGGATATTATCCTCATCGCCAAGGGTCGCCCCGCCAAGGACGCAGTCAAGGTGGTGCGGGACGCCAGTAAACTTGAAGACGTCTACGTCCACATCGCGGTCAACAGCAAGATCATGCGGATATCATCGACGCACTTCTCGGACTGGCTGAAAGAAAAGGGATACTCGCGGCACATGTTTACGCGGGCGCTTGAGAAGGACTTTAGTAGCAAGAACATTGTTGGTCGTATCGGAGGCGGAACCCAGTACGCCGTCGCCAGTAACGAGTACCTCATCGAAATCCATCTGGCTGGCACATCGCTGGCGGCATTCTTGGAGGGCGAATAATGGACATTGCACAGAGAATAAAAGAGCTTCTTCCCACTGGCATGACATTCAAGAAGATGGGAGAGGAGCTGGGCGTCTCGCGCAACACGATTGCGGGGCAGGTGTACCGGATGCAGGAGCGGGGGGAGATAGATAAACTGCACAGGCCAGTAGCCCCACGAGCCGTAGTCGAGAGCCCATTAGACCGTGAAACACATCGAAACATAAAAGCGTCGATCATCAAGCGGCGCGTACAGGAGGAGACAGAGGAAGAGAACATAGGTGGCGTACACCTGCTCGATCTCAACGAAGGCGACTGCCGATGGTCTATTGGAGAGACTTCACGAGGGCATTTCTTCTGCGCCAAACCAAGACGTGATGTTCGCACCCGCTACTGCGCCGAGCATCATATGGTTGTATGGGTGAAGAGTTCAGTGATCGCAGCGCGAAGGAAGAAGGCAGAGGATGACAGAAATTGACATGGACGTCGTTGGAGAAATTCTCCAAGACCTGTTCAGAGCGGTGGAGGGCGAAGAGCTGCAGAATGCTGTAGCCTCCGCCGCTTGCCTGATAACGGAGCTTCTGAGCTGTCAGACCGAGTCAAAAGATGAGGCGCTGCTCTTACTGAACACGGCGCTGCTGACCATCAGCACAAACCTAGAAAGGCGCATGAACATGGGCGCATGTTCGTGGCAGCACACAAAGCAGTAGTTAGCTGCTGCGCCATGCACGGTTCTTGCTCTTGTCCATGACGCGAAGGTTGGACCTACCATTTCCACCGCCATGCCGCAGTGGCGTCTTGTGGTCCACATCCTTACCATCGCCCTTACGCACCTTACCCTCTTTGGTAAGCATGGAGCGCGCCTGATTATTCATGGTGCGCTTCTTCACCATCTCCGGCGTAGCGTTGTAACCGCGATCCATCTTCCTGATCTGCTCAGGCGTGCGGTGGCTTACGGGGTCTCGCTTACCCTTCATTGCGCAGTCCTCAGTTCTCTTGGTTTTACAGGGAGCCTCAAACGAAACTCATTCTTTTGAAGATTTGCATTCCACTCACGGTTGCGAGCGATTGATTTAGCCATGTCGCCTTTATTACGGGCTGTACGCCACTGCTTCATCAGCTTATCGAACTCTTTCTGTTTATCTTGTTTCTCTCGCCTAGCGATATTACGATCACGACTAAGCTCAGCCTGACGGCCAGTGCGGAAGCCTAAAACATTAAATGCTGCCTCTCCAAGACCGGACACATTGCGCTTTTCCGGTACTTGATACTCCCTCTCACTATACCCATGAGCAGCTTTAGCGAAATCTCCAAGAAACTTAACTGGTAAGAATTTACCAAAAGCTTTACCAAGCTCACCTTCAGTAGCGAGAATAAACGCATCACGCACATCGAGTAAGTAACCACCGGGAGCGCCGACAGCTTGCCGGAACATGTATGCCTGCATACTTTCTGAACTATCGCTCTTAGGCTCACCAAACAACCACATGTCCGCAAGGGACAGGCGTTGTGACAGGTCAACGCCGTTACCAAAAGCCCGAGACAAAAGCCCAGAAGAGATCATTTCGCCAAGCGATTTGCCGACAGAGTCATCGAGCAATTTACGGAGTTTGTCTTCCTGCTCGTCCCACCCATCAGAAAGCCCCATCGCCGACATAAGCAGGAACGCAACCTTAAACAGTTCAAGGCCGGGAAGCGAAAACGCGCCAGCGACGAGTATCTGCACACCGACGATGTTCATAATCTGCTTGATGGCAATACGCTTTTCTTCGGGGGTTGCACCGTTAAACGCCCGATAGGCCATATCTCCTAAGAGGTACGTCACCATCAGAGCGTACTTCTTAAACATCAACGCGGGGCGCAAGATGGGGTTGTTGAAGAAGCGCGGAGAGTTTGCCGCCGAGTAATCACCTTGCGTGTTCTGGATGGTATCAATTGCATACTGTGTAGCTTGTTCATGCGTCTTACCGTTCTTACGGGCAAGGCGATACGCTGCGACACCAGAGACAGAACGGTTAACCGCCTCCATCATCTGCGGGAGTTGGCGTGCAATACGATCAACACCGGCAAGAGTCTGGCCGTATTTTCCGCGACCTTCGGCTGCGGCGCTGGTTGCTTCGATACCAGCATTACCGTCGATTGCACCAAGGCGAATGGCTTCGTCCATCATACGCAAAACATCTGCGCCATCAGGTGAGGCGGAGAGTTTTTTACGCATACTTCCGACAATGTCATCTGTATTAAGTAACGACGCCTTAAACGTCTGTTTTACAGCGCGAGCGGTATTAACGACTCCTTGCAGAGCTACATCACCAAACCCTATATCGCTGTAAGCACGGCCAACTTCTGCCGAGGCTGCCAAGTTACCATAGCGACTGCCGAGCGCAGGTATTGTCACCATAAATGGCTGCATACCCTGAAGGATGGTGTATGCAGGAGAAAACAACCGCGCCATGAAAGCATAGGTCATGATATCTTTCATGAGCCAACCGGGGGCATTAGGGTCAATAATGCCCTCATTGACACGGGCCTTAACTTCATCAACAACCGAGAGTAACTGTGCGCGATCATTGCCGGAATACGTTTTAAGTATATCCGACATTTCAGTAAGGCCGTCACGAATGACAGGCGCGTTCTCCGCCACAGCGATATGACTTGCCGCCGCAGCGTTATATTGAAGGAGGTTACGCGACACATCGCTCGACGCACCAATTACTTTTTGGGACTTTAGACGACGAGAAGCAATGCGATTACCGCCGAGCATACGGATGGATGCTTGGTTAATGATACTTTTAAGAAGTTCACCTTGACCGCTAGTGATATCCTTACTCGCAACGCGACTATCAATTGCGGAGATTAACGAAGCCACTTGCGTACCAGACATAGCCTGCGTCGGATACTCAGAGCCTATACGGATTTCCGGTTTGGAAATTTGATCGTGTCCCTCAGGGTTTGTACGCGAAAATGCTTCAGCAGCAGTGCCGGTCTCGAAAGAATATACACCCTTTGTCTGCATAACGACGCGATACCCGACATCTACGTCGTTATATGACTTCGCCTCATCTTCATTCGCCAGTTCAGTGTTTGTAGCATTATCAAAATAGACCTTCCTAACACTAAGGTCTTTTAACTCTGAATTGGCTACAAAGTTTTCAGCCGCATTGCGAGCAGCGGTGTTCGACTTATTACGAAAAAGGACGGTATCCGGCTTCTCTAGTTTGCCGCCCATCGTGTCTTTAATTCTATCAGTAGTTATCACAAGGTGGTTGCCGTAACGCATAAGGGGGAAGTAGTCACCGCGAACGCGGTGGAACGCGGCGGCATTTTCAAGAGCTGTATAGATGGTCTCTCCGAGCAGAACCTTGTCTGCTGCGGTCATTTCTTGATCCATTACCCTCTGAGTAAGTTCGTCAATCTGCTGGTCGGTAAGGGCATTACCCTTGGCTTTTCCGCGTGTCTGGCGAAGTTGCAGACCTTCAAGGATACTCGTGACACTGGCCTTGGTAATGTAGTTATGGCTGTCGCGATAGAACTGCGCCATGTCGCGATACAGTTGCTTTAGTTCGGGTGGCAAGACAGAGAAACGGGACCGTAAGTTACTAAGGCGGGCTTTCCCTTGCCAGTACTTAATAGCTTGCGTTTTTGGGTTTTTTTCAAAAAAGTTTTGCCCTTCGACTGTAACGTCGAGCATACGAGCCTCTTCCATGATTTGGGTAAGGCTTCCAAATTCGGTTTTGAACTGGTTCGATAAGTCAGCAGCGCGAGTAGCCAACTTATCTCCCTCTGCTTTAAGCTGTCTTGCGCGTGGTGCAGTCGAAACAATACTATCTATAACGCGCTTCAGTGCAGGCCCAATAATGGTGTCGGAGTATTGTTGGCGAATGCCAGTGCTGGGAATTATTTTGACCCACGATCGCTTGACCCATGAAGTAAACGCATTCTTGCGATCAACGCTGCTGCCGATAATTCCTTGCGCTGTGATGTTCGCGCTCTGCAGAGGAGCACCTTGTCCGGTCGCAGCGGGAAGGGTGGCGCGAGCGGTTGCAGCCTCGTCCGTCACACGAATAACAGCCTCAAGCGCTGACACAGCGTCATTGGGAAGTTTCAAGGTGCGTTGGACGAACTTGATGACCGCATCCCACATCGTGCTCTTACGCCAGTCGGCAATGCCGAGGCGTGCCGCCAATGTTGGGCTGATCGGAGTCTTCGCAAGAAGGTTTTGGAACTCCTTGTTGCCCCAAGCCTCCGCCATGAACTCATCGACATGCGTGTAAGCGTAACGAGCAAAGGGCATATCGCGTATGTCGATGCCGTTCTTGGACTTCCAGTAAGCAGTGACCTCGTCGGCCACCGCCACCGCCAAGTTATTGAGCGTCACGTTGTTCCTCATGGAACGTATGACGAGCGCGTGAACCGCCTCATGGACGACGGTGTGGATATTGCTGTCAGTGCTCAGATCATTACGGATGAGGATATGCTCACCCGTAGCGTCCGTGTAGGAATAGAACCCAAGGTCCGTAGACCTACCGGCAGCCTTTGCGATCTCCGCAGGGGACACGATATGGACAGGGACGTCCTTCACATCGCGGATGACACGGTCTCTGATGATCGAAAAGGTATCGCTAAGCCCAGACAGATCAAGTCCGTTCAGAGCATCCGCAAGGCGGATAGTCCTATCCGGCACAATGTACTCGCCGTTGGGGAAGCGAATTGCGTTATCGGGCCGATTGGCTTCCCTAAGTTCGACGTCCGCCTTCTTCGCAGCCTTGAGGCGATCAGTCTGTTCCTTGGTAAATATCTTACCAGCGAATTTATCAATATCCACTTTGGCGTAACCGGCAGTGCGGTGGATGGGAATGTAGATCGTCTTCCCATTTATAGCGCGTGCCGACATTAGTGCGATTGTGTCGTCCGAATATATGATGTTCCTGTCAGGATCGAGCCCCGCATAAGCATCAGCCCACCCAGCGTCCATGGGAACATTAGATGATTCGATAACGTCTGTTCTCTGCGCCGTCCCCTGCGAAACTCCACCTTCTAGCTCACCACGAAGGCTGGCTTCTCGGAGATCAACATCAACGCCAGCAGTCTGAATGCCGCGCTGCATGTCGCGCATAAGCACGTTGATTGGCTTTTGGCTGGCATCTTCCGCGATGAGGATTTCTCCGCCATCCTCTAAACGGACAAGGTACAGCTCGTCGCTACCCTTTCTGTAAACGAACTTATACCCACCGCCAGTATATTCATTGACTGCGGATTGCTTCAGAAGCGCATTTGCATCGGACACCATACTACCGAGGGTAGCAGTGGGAGCAGCCTTCACTTCCGTCTTCTGCGCAACAGCAACAGCCGCAGCAGCCTTGGGTTTCAGTGAAACCTTACCCGCGACGGTAGGGCGTCCTTCCGCGAAGGTAGGACGCTTAGATACTTTGAACTTGCCTTCTTGGCTGGTTACGGCTGCTTCAGCGGCGGCGGCGGCGGCGCGAGCTTTAAATAGCTTTGGACGCTCGCGACCCTCCGCATAGACTTCCGCTTCCGTCCGCAATTCGGGAGCTTCCTCAGAAGCGATCACACGATCTTCAGGAGACAAGCCTGTATCGACAAGCGCTTCAACCTGTGAAGTCACAGGGCCTTCTTCAACTTTATCAGCCGCGAGTCCGGGTATTTTTGCTTTGCGAGCAAGTTCTGCTGTTTCTAATGCACGTTCTTCAGCGGCGGACTCTCTGCCGCCACGATATTGAAGCTCCTTAGCAGCAAAATCAGCGAACGTCTTGAACGCCCCGCCAGACTTTGTTTTTTCGCGTTTACTGACAAAGTGCCTAGCGCGCAGGATGAAAACAATTTCGTCAGCCTGTTTACTTCCGCGCTCCGCAGGGTTGAGTAGTTTGATTACCTCAGCAGATTTTACGCCTTTGTAGGTCTCTTTGAGACCACGGATGCCATCATCATACGCCTTCACCATTGCCTTCAGGCGGGCAACCATAGATGCTTTTGCTTTGTCTACGTCTTGATCGCTTAACTTACTCGCGTCTTCATCGACAAAAAACGTATCTTCTATTGGTGTCGGAGAAAACTTTCTGAAAGCGTCTGACGCTACAGCTTCTACCTCTTTCATTACTTCGCGCTGGTCGTCGGATAGTTTACGAAGACTTCCTTCTCTACCGACCTTGCCCTTGACGGCTTCAGCTTTTTCGTCCGCCTTAGCTTTCTCCAGTATTGCCTTCTTCTCTTCCGCTACGCGAGCGGCGGCGGCAGCATCGGCTTCCGCCTGTGCAGCCCTTGCAGCCTGACCAGCCTCGCTCACATCTTCGAGGACGCGTGGACCCGGAGGAGTTACACGAGAAGCGAGCGCCTGTTCTGACGGTTCGATAACAACATTGTTCTCAGGCGCGGCAGTCTCACGCATAGCCTGCGCCTGACGCTCAGCGTCGGCAACGGTGGTGGCTGCGCTTCTGGCGCGAGCACCTTCGGGGGTCATTTCGCTAACGACTGTGACGCCGCCCTCACTCGGAGCTGCTGCCGCGACTTCCTGTTTGCTACGGTCACCAAGACCAAGCAGCTCGTTCTCACGGCCCTTAGCTGATAGCTGTTGGATCAATCCTTCAGTTACCTTACGGCCATCGGGGAGAGTAGCGTTCGGGTTATAGTGAAAAATGCCACGCCGAGTTTTTGTTTTCTTCATGCCCTCGGGAAGATCAAGCGGTGCAGTGTTCGTAGGGAACATCTGTACGGCGCGTTGGCCACTGATAAGCTCTTCCTGTTCCGCAAGAAGATCAGCGGAGGGTTGCTGAAGGTTTGTCCCAGTATCGACGGGAGCCTGAGCGGGACGACGCCCAACCGCAGTGGCGACCGGAGTGGGTACTTTTGGACCACGAGCGGGAGCGGGGACAGGCGGCGGAGCAGGAGCACGAGGAGTTGTCAAATTTCCAAGCGCATCAGCAACTGGCGGGGGAGTGGGAGGAGCCATCACAGACGGGGCAGCCTGCACCTTCTGCACAGGTGTGGCTGAAGTCTGAGAAGGTAAATACCGAGAAACAAGGTCTCGCATAGATGCTTGAAACTCTTTACCCTTAGTATTGATATTAGCATATTCCGTACCAAAAGCACGAAATTGTTCTTGAGTGGTAAGTCCCCCAGCATCTCGTACTACTTTAGCAGCCTGTAAAAGAGCAGACGGTCGCCGGTTTTCGTTAACATCACCGACTTGAACTTTTTCCCACAACATCGAGTAGAGATTGTCGGCAATCGCCTTTCCAGCGTCTCCGACCTTAGTAAGGTCTTCTGCGGCGCTTTGTCCCTGCACCTTCTGCACAGGGGTGGCTGCATTCATCGCAGCAACCTGCGCAGCATCTGGCCCAGCGCTGATCGACACGCCGGGAGCTACTTCTCCCTCAGCACCACCAATCGCATATAGATCGTCCAACAACGCGGCAAACTGGGAACCGCGCTCGCCTTTCTTCATCCTGCGAATTTTGGCAATGCGGTCGTTGATCTCGGAGAGGCGGTTCTCAGGGAACTCAATTCCCTGAGCTTCGAGACGACTGCGAACCGTGTCGATGGTAAACGACGGGCTCTTACCTTTGGGGTACTGCCTCTCAGACCCACTGGGCGCAGACTGTGGATTGCCAGCGGTCGGGTCTTCAGCGGGGGCAGGGGCAGTTCCAGTGCCATACCCCTTCGGCGGAACAACTCCTTGGGACTCAGTCTCAGGAGCCTGCTCGGCCTCCGTAAGTTTCTTGATAGCTTCTGGGTCGCTCGTAGCCGTTAAAGTGCCCGCATCTGGACGGCCACCAATGCCGGAGATACCCCCGACACCGCCGCCCATGATACCGCCAATCGTAGCGCCTTCAAGGCCCTTCGACAGTATCTTCTGCCAGTTCATCTGAGCGAGGTTCTGATCGGTCAGAGCAAGTTGCGCTAGCAGTTCGCCAACCCCGCTCTCAGCAGCTTCTTGCGTAGCTTCGGCTCCAGCGCCACGGCCAACACCACGGAAGAAACCAGCCGCTGCTGTCTTGCCAGCATAACGAGATATGGCTTGGCTCTCAGCTCCGCCCAAGGCAGAAGAGATTAGAGCTGCAATAGCAGGAGCAGCTTTAGCTACATCTTGGTTGTAGAGGCGACGAGCATCTGCTTCTGACATCATCGACCGATAACCGGCATAAACGTCAGATTTTTCTTGAAGGTCTTTATCTTCAATCTTTTCAACTGCTGAATAAATTTGTCCAGCTACGTCGCCGCCAGCCATCAACCCCGCAGTGCCACGAGCGGTGACTGCTCCGGCGAGGGCGCGCGTACCAAGACTTGCACCCTGAAGGGCTCTTACGGCAAGTCCGGCTGGGACGATTGAAGACACCAGAGATGGCAAGGCTGAGACTGTCTTCAGGCCAAGCGATGATGCGAAGTTGTCAAATACGCTCGCTTCACCTTCTTCAGGAAGAAACTCAGCCTGAATAGCGCGACGACCAACAGGACTCATCGCCTTGATCTGATCGTCTGAAATCTCACCAAAGTAACGGCGAGTATCGCCGCCAAGGGCTCCACCAGTCAGATACTCTGCACCGCCAGCAAGGCCAGAGACGACCCCAGCCCCACCAGATACAAGAGCACGACGGTAATCAGACCATGAAGTTTCGTAATCTTCTGGTGTGAGTTCTCCGTAATCCCCTTCACGCTGGGTTAGAAGCCGCTCTTGAGGGATATAGCGAGTGTTGTCTTCGGCCATTTTACCCTACCAGACGTAAGTTAGTTATTTCTCAGGCGATTGCTAAGAGTATCTCTCTGCCGCATCAGAGTTTCAATCTGATTTTGTTGGTCGGCGCGTATACGAGGTGGCATATTTGGGTTCTTTAAACCTTCTCGCAGACTAGAGATTTGCTTATCCAAATTTGTAATTTGTTCAGATGCTTGGTAACGCAATTCACCGCCAATAGCTGGTTGGTTAGCATTTGCTGCGGCAATGGCGCGCTGATCTGCGAGTTCTTTATCACGAGTCTTAGCTACCGAGAGTCCTTCTTGAGCGCGCATACTTTTTAACGCTTTACCTCGCATCTGCATCATTTCAACAATAGACTGTTGGTCCGCGTAAAATACCTTACCGCCAAACGACACCCTGCCAGTTTTTGGATCGACGCCAATGCGTCGTTCCCGCCCACCAGCTTCATCGGCTGCAGGATTGGTTATGTCATACACAACCGAAGCTAATGTACGTGGCGTTACTCCATCGTTTTTTGTGGCTAAGCGGGCAAAGATATCTGTATAAGCATCTCGTTGCTCAGAGGTTAGTTTAGGTCGAGCTTTAGTCGGGTCTTTCTGCCCACGAGCATCAACGGGTACTTCATTTAGTAACCCAGCGACAGTTTTACCTTTATCATCAGTTCCACCTTCAAGCGCCATCATAAAACGCTTAGCGCGATCTTCCGCTAGTTGCTCGCTTTCAGGTGCATCTTTAGCCCCTCTATACCCAACATCCGCGAGACGAGATTGTAGCTTTGTCCGCACAGCCTCAATGGGTCCGGGTTCCTGCTCGTAAATGTCGAACGCATTTACTCCACGACCCGCCCTATTGTAGTACTCAAGCGCCGCTTGCTCTTTGAGGATCGCGGCTTTTTCATCTTCAATGGCGGCAGCTTGCCGCTCGGCAACTGATGTTGGGGCGCGAGAGGTTGTAGTGGGTACGCCAGACGATATGGCTTGTGCAATTGCCGCACGAACCGCTCTTTCTCGCTGTGCCCGCACGTTGTCTGAAGGTGCACCAGACATAGCTTTTGTGCGTGCAGCGGTGAGCGCGTCATCTGCAGCTTTAATTGCGTCCGGGTCATTACTTGCACGCGCGGCGGCTATGGCTTTTGCAGCGGTAGTAACCTCGCCAAGAGCAGCGTTAAACTTTTCCACAGACGCCGCAGCAGCAGCTCGATTTGTCGCTGCTGCGGTAGGGGTAGCACCTTTTGTTCTCCCTTCCCCAGCTCGCTGCATCCCTACAAGCTCGCTAAGCGACAATGTTCCAGAAGCTGCTGCCTGAGCTAGTTGAATCGCATCTTGTTTGGTGGCGCGGCCACCTCCGGTCTTCTCAAAGCCTGTAAGCTTGTCCCAACCAAGTTCAAAGTTGATTGTCCCATCAGGATTTACAGAGCCGCGAACCGTTTTACCGTCTGGATTATCCTTGTTCTGCGCATCGGCAAGGAGCCGCACGCCACTCTCAAGGTCGCCATCATTGAATGCCTGAAGAGCCATCGCCCCACGGGTCTGAGCAGCAAACTTGTTGTACAGTATGACGCGGGCGGCAGCGGTGCTGGCCGTCTCCGGGTCACCACGGTCTTCGTAGAACTTATAGATCGCCGCAAGGCGCGCGGCGGACTTCGAGGCATCTGGAAGTTCCCCGTCTGGGTCAATCATAGCATCTAGCTGACGAATTTCTTCGTCGCTCATGCGTCCCTGCCCACGAGCAAATTTCTGAAGCTTCTCTTGATACGCAGGGTCTTGCGCGGGGATTGCCCCAGAAGGTGTCAACTCGGCTTGGATACGGTTTAACCCGGCTTTGACAGCGGGGACGGCGGCGGCAGCTAACTCTTCTGGGTCTCTGGACAACCCCAGATTTGCTACGTTCTCATCCGTCTCTACAGCCGGACCATCGGTAGGTGCGCTGGGAGCAGACTCAGGAATAGTAGTCTCCCCAAACCCAGCATCATTCGGGTCTTCGACATACCCATACTGGTAAGTGTCCCCAGTGCGGGATGGAACAGACATACCACGAGCCGCGTGCAGTGCCGGGATTAGCCCGCCACGCGCAACGTCAAACACTTCGTCGTCTGCTTTTTCCCTATCAAAAATACTTTCGTTGTCCCTAAGGACCGCTTCAGTAAATTCTGGTTTCGCAGCTTCCTGACGGTCAGCCGAGTTAGGATCGTATGATTGCCTCTGGAAAAGTTCAGGATTATTGCGCTGCAAATCCCGAATAGCTCCTGAAGTAGCTTCACCCTGCCTAAGCGCCGCGTCAGATTGTTCATTGGAAGGGGGAGGTTCTCCAAGTCCGGATGGCCGTGCTGGAGGCTGTGGCTTTTCGCCAGCATCTTTAGCCCCAACAGACGGGATAGCGCCAGCGGGTTTGGAAGCGCCAGCGGGTTTGGAACCGCCGCCATCATCGCCCCGCAACCTGCGAAGGTAGATACCCTCTTCAGTATATTGCTTAATTCTCGGGGCGTCACCGCGCGCTATTGCGATATCGCGTCTAGCACCGCTGGCCGCAATTCCGCGATCAATGCCGGTCAGTTCATCCTTACCCATCCCGAAAAGCTTACCAAGCGCACTTGTACTGCCAAGTCGCTCGTCAACTTTTTCAAGATTTTCATCAGAGTACGGATCACGAGAACGTCCGCTGCGACGATCATCGTCAGAGAACAGTTTCATGCCCTGCATGAAAGCGGTAGCAAATGCCTGCACTTCCTTACCAGCGCCACGGCGACGAGGAGCGTAAGCCATAGTTTACCTCAGCGGTAGAGCGCCAGAGGGGCGCGAGACAAATGTAGGGTTCTCAGCGGGAGCATATCCAACCGCAGGTTTTGCGGACGCCCCTTCTTTGGCCTTGCGGGACTGGTCGATGAGCTTTTGAAAATACTCCTCGCCCTTCCAAGACGCCACGTCCTTAGGCACGACGAACTCGCCAGCGGTTAGGCGAGCAGGCACATCGTCAATGGCACCGCCGCCAGTGGGAGACGCATCGTCGGGCACGCCACCACCAGTGGTCATGCCATTATCCACTGGGCCACCATTAGCCCATTTCTTAAGAACTGCGCTACCAACAAGACCAAGCGCTGTGCCCCACCCACTGTCCTGATTGGCTGCGTTATACGCCGCCAACTGATTTTGATACCCAGCGTTCAGCGCACCGGACCAAGTCCCAAGTGACTGGTTTTGGAGGCCCATGTATTGAGCGCCAGTGCCCATAGTCTGCGCGCCAGAGGCAGTCTGAGCAAGCGCAGTATTAGCTGCTCCTGCGCCACCCTGAATAGCCGTGCCATACTGACCAGCGATCTGGCCGGGGTATCCACGACCTACGTTGATAGCCTCTGAACGAAGAGCGCGACCTGTGGCCTCAGTGGCAAGACGCGCCTGATTACCAGCAGCGGCCTGCGCAGCTCCCTGCTGGGCGCGAAGCCCGATATCAAGCGCAGCAGCTCTGGTGCTCGTCGGGTCAACGCCAAAACTCTCAAGCTGACGCATGGAGGAGTCACGAGCCTGCTCAAACTGCTGAGCCACCGCAGCCTGCGCGCGACCCTCCTCAAGCGCTTGGCGCTCGGGAGATGCGTAGGACTCAGCCTCCTTGGCGAGCTGATCTTCGAGTGGCTGGTAAATCTTCTCGTAACGTGCACGGTCAGCCGCAGCGGTCGCCGCGTTAATATCCTGCGTTTCCAGAAACTTATTAACTACCCGGTCGGTAATCCCTTTGTCGCTGGCATATTGCTCTTTGGCCCAAGCAAGTTGTTCGCGAGCAACTTGCGCCGAAATCTCAGCCGCCTCCTTCGAGGCGTTGGCGATAGGAGTGTAATCGGGAGGAGGCGGAGGAGAACTTTTGCCACCCATTATACTGGCTCCTTCAAACTGCGAGGCTTGAGTTTAAGCCACCGGCAAGTTTCCTTCTTCATGGACATTACGACCAAGTCGCCGTCTGGGAAGACGTCTTTAACGCGCGTCTCTTCTATAAACCCCATTTTTAGGTCAAACTCAAGGGCTTTCAGATTTGAAGACGGCACCTGACCGAGTAGTTTAGAACATCCAAGCTGCACAAACGGATAGTGAAAGCACACCCAAAGCAGGTCTTGGTTTATCCAATCTGGCCGAAAACCCGCCATATGGACGCCAACGCTTGACCCAGTGTAGCCGGTGTAGATCGCTCCACCCCATAACTCACCACGCTCTTCACGCGCAATACACACGTCGCCACGCTGATTGAACGTAGTCCCCGCCGCCTTGGCAATCCTGTCGCCATAAACAGCGTTGTTGAAAACTATCATCAGACCGTCACCGTCCGCCAGTCCACCCCGTCCCACATTAGTAATTTGTTATTGCGAGACGTGTCAATCCACAGGTCACCGGACGCCTGAGGGGCTGGGACAGTAGCCCGCACAAAAACGCGCGCTGCGGCTATCTCACCGGACTGACCCGTCAATAGTTCAAGGGAGTACTTCATGATGCGAACGGCGTCGTACAAACTCTGCACGTTGGCTGCTGGGTCCGGGATAGATGGAAATATCCTAGACACTGGCAAGCTCCTTCACAGATGAAGCCATCTGCACGGAGCTAATGGTTACCCGTGTGGTAATCTCAATCTGCCAGAAGTCTGCTTTGAACCCTGACGGTAGGCGTATCAACTGCCCGGACGATAGCAGTGTCTTCGTCGCAGCGAGACGGCCATCGGCATATATCTTGATATTCCCAAGGCTTGTCAGCCCTTCTGGGTTATCGAAGTACACCTTCATGGCTTCGAGATTCTTTTTGTTTGTGGGCTGGAACCGTTTTGAGCGCCACACATACTCTTGCCGTGGCTCAGTCCCAGCAACATCCATCCAATAAACAGCGCCATCACGAAGGATGAGAACCTCATTTGTCCACGGATCGTTGTACAGGTTCATGGTGGCGTCATCAGAAGTCAGTGGCATAAAGCCAATTCTGTTATCGGAAGCATCTATCATGCCGCCTGTATATGATCCGGTTAAGTTTGTTTGCTGGAACGCCGTAGGCTCAAACGCATCCGTCTGAAACACGCCCTCAGTCACTGATCCAAAGGTATAATACGCCGAACCAAGACGGGCGGAGCGAAGGTTGGGAACACTTAAAAGAGTTAGCCAGTTATCTTTGGTAAACAATTTGTCAGTGGCATTAATAACCTGTCCGGCAGTGGCAAGAGCCAGCCCGCGAGACGTGGCGTAGAACACACCGTCAGGCGTTGAGACAATCGACCCACGAGACAGACAAGCGTCTCTAGTTGATATCTTGGAGAGTGTGACGTTGGATGGTGTAATACCAGTTGCAGCGTAAGTCGCCGCCTCCGTGCAGATAATCGCCGTCTGCCCAATCACGCCAATCCCAACGATCTCGAAGTCAGTGGACAGGGTATAGAGTGCTGGCCATGCATGGGGACGGTACGGCTCCGCGTACCAGATTTCGTTATCTCTCCATCCAATAACCATACCGTTAGCCATCGACACCATACCCCTGAGGTCTGCCGGAGGCGCGGTCCAAGTGGTGCTTTGCAGTTGGTTATTGCCAGAGATGGCGGAGTCAGCATTGGCGTCGGCGTAAGTCGTGTCCGTAATGTCCTGCTCAGTGACTAAAAAGTAAGTAGCTACGCCAGCAGACGATGTGATGGTGCGGTAGATGCGAACCTTAGTGAGGTTGCGATCAGTCGTATCTGCGGTGGTCGGCGCTGTAAGCGTAATGTCCCACGTAACCGACGAGTTTGCTGAGTAGACAGTAGGAGGGCTAGGTGGTCCTTCTTCGCCATACGCAGTCACCCAAGTATAAACGTAAGACCGGCTAACTGGAGACCCAGAACCGCCAGTATGTGTGACACCCGGAGCTACAGTAGGCGCAGGAACCCCCAGCAAGAACGAAGAACTACCAGCAGCAATACGGGCAAGTGTGTTGTACCTTGGAGGGTACGATGTGCCTCCGGCCCCTGCAGCCCAGTAGTACCGCTCATAACTATCGTTGGCGGTAGGGCTGTGGATTACATCCACGTTCTTGTAAGGGAACTCAAGCCAGTAGCTGTCGATGATATGTTCTTGATCGACAAAGTCTTTTGGGATGCGATACACGCGCTTCGTACTAGCCGAAACGCATGTATGGACCAATTTGGCAGAACGAAATCCTTCAAGGACGCCAGAGTACAACCAAGCATCCGAAGCAGTCGCGGCCATGTTGTCCGGCAACAGACGGTCATCCATTGCCGGTATGGTTCCACCAAATGCGTTAAGCTTGATTGCAACCATGGCATAAACCCTTGATTACTTTTCAGTTTCCGCTTTAGAACTGGCGGCGATGGCAGCCAGTGTCGCCCGTCCAGCTTCCATCTCAGCAAGTGTTTGAGCGGATACGGGACGAGCTTCCTCAACGGGCTGCTCTTGAATTACCACGTTTGGGGTCTCGACGACAGTCTCTGTCGCTGCAGGTTTACGGGCCATCATACTCTCCTATTTACGTGAAGTGCGGCGCTGGCCGTCAGTCGCTGCAGGTCTTGCTCCTGATGACTTCCGGCTAGAGCCTCCCTGTGTGACACCAATAAATGGTTTCTTGGTGCTTTCCTTGAGCGTCCGATACATCGTGTCAAATGATGTTCTCATCTTCGGAAAGGTGAGCGGATCGCGTTTAGCCATCTCAGCAATTCCAAGCCCGCAAGGATTTGTTGATCCGCGAGTTAGGATCGTTAGCGGTTTTTGCTGAGGTGAGTTTCTTCTTCATGCCTTTCATCCTCGCGCAAAAGCTATCGCGACGAGGACCACCCTCTGGCTGGGGTGCCTTGAGTCCGGGCTTGCCGGGGTTGTCTCGGTTATATGCAGCGCGCCCCTTGGCGTTGAGCCCACCTGAAGGATTCTTACCTTCCTTGCGCTGCCATGCTGGAGTTTTGGCCATCACATACCTTCCTTACGGTACGACCGCACTTTCTGCGCGATAGACTTTGGCTGCTTCACAAACTGTTTACCAGCTTTCTTACCAGCGCGCTTAGCGGCGGTTGTAGCTGCATATTCCGAAGGACTTAAAGATTTGATGGCTTTCTCAGGCAGATACCGCTCGCCAGTCTGACTAGATGGCTTACCTGACTTGGTACGCCATTTCTGCTCAGTCCAAGCTTTAAGGGATTGCTGAGGTTGCTTCATCAGTCTTTGTACCCCCCGCCTTTGGCTTTGTACTGCTTTGCAAGAAGCTGAGCCTTACGAGCCGACCACTGTCCTGCGGCTGTACCCTGCACCGCCGACGCTTTGATCTTGTTGAACAAGGTCTTACGCATGGACGGTTTAGTGTAGTTGCCAGCCGCATTTACCTTAGAACCGGCGGGGGATTTTGCCATGTCACTTCCCCTTGCGCATCTTGCTGAGAGTGACGGCAAGGCGGGCGCGTTGCCCAACCTTACCGGGTTTCTTAGCAGCGGCAGCAAGTTGCGCTTTGGGGATTTTCTGCCCCTGAGGAACGCCCAAGTCCTTGTGGAGTTGGCCGGGCTTTCCAATAGCGCCCTTGATCCAGTTCTTGGCCATCAGCAGCCCTTTCGGCCCTTGACCATGCCGCCAGACTTATAAGCGCCCATCTTGGTCACGCCCATCTTCTTCTCCTTGGCCTCTCCAGCCATATAGGCTTTCTTGCCCATCTTCTTTTCCATCTTCTCTTCCTTACCCTTCTCCTTACCACCGAAGGGTGTCGCCATCTTGCCACCGAAGGGCATCTTACCTTTAGCCATCACATAGCTCCTCTGCAGTAGCCCTCTCTCCGGGCATTGTTAACCTTCACCTCTGTAATCGTCTGAGGGGTATCCTTGGTAGACCAAGAGATATCTCTCCAAACGGTACATGCAGAAAGGTTAGTCTCGGCGGTGCCCGTCATCCTTGAGCAACCCGCTAGAAGAAGTGTCAACACTATCGCCAGCCCTAACCGCATTCTGAACTCTCCCTAGAGCATCAGCCGTCGCCTTGGCCTGAACTTCGGCAATCGCGTCTGACCTGATCTTAACATAAAGCCCGCCAAACGCCAGTGTGAGGACAATCACAACGGCGGCGGCGCGGCCAAGCGGGGTGAGTAGAATACTAAACACCGTGCTCATCCATGTTCTTTTTACGCCAATACCAGATGGCTCCGCCTAGACCTATTACGGCAGCCATCGTGATAAAGTTAGGGTTGCTGAGTAAACCCACGAATTGATCCGCCACATCAGACGCATCCTTTGCCTGCGCAGCGACCTCCTTAGCAACACCCAATCCTCCGATACCCGCCGTGAGTATCGCCGCATTACCTTGCTTGCTGTCTGCCATAGTTCTTTGCGGAGGAGCATCAGGTTCCGCACGGTGGTCTGGATGGTCATCTGCGAGGGCCTCACTTGCATTCCACCAGTCCACTGCAGCCTGCCGCCTACGAACCAATCCGGGAAGGACTTTACCGCCGCCCTTCGTCCACTTCATCAGTTCCGCTGGGACGTCATCGAACTTACCGGCATTTACCTTTTTGAGTAAGGTAGAGGACTTCAGGTTACCAATACCAGCGTTGTAGGCAAAATCGACGAGCACGTCGAACTGGTTTTGGGTTAGTTCAACCTTAACCAAATCATCCACAGCACGCTCATACTTAACAATATCTACGCGAAGAATTTCTTCAGCGCGAGCCTGCGTAATGGTCATCCCGTCCGTAACCTGAGGCATCCCTGCGGCGGAAGTATGGCCGTAGCCAATCGTGCAGACGCCTGCGGGGCAGCGATAAGCTTTAAGTTTGCAGCCTTCGAACTTCTTGAGCAGGTTGTCCAACCCACCTTGACTCATGTGCATGGCGTAACTCCTATCGAGTGACAAAGCTGATGACCAGAAGGACAATGCAAACAATAACCAAAACCAGCGCAAGGAATACTGACCCCCATGTCATCACGGCCTGCATAAGTTCTTCTTGCTCCTTCTGAGCCTCAAGAGCTGCGGCGCGCATGTCTTTCTTGATCTGCGTGGTGTGGCTAAGCACTTGATCCCACGCAGCAATCCCAAACTCTCCGATGAAATGGTTCTTCAACTCTTCCATCATCTGATCGGCTTCGGCCTTGGCGGCATAGGCTTCCATCGCAATTTGCTGCGCGGACTTGCCGCTCATCAGGCTACCCTTCGGATCGGCAGCGGTGCGGGTGATGGCAGCTACGCTATCGAAGAGCGAACCCATGTCCGCCGCCATACTCTGCAACTCTTTACCTACGGCAATACCAGCCTTGATGGCTTCGTAACTGGCTTTGGCTGCAGCAAGGAGTGTGAGCGGGTCCATCACCGTCCCTTTTCAAGCAAGGTGATGCGCTTATCTAACTCCGAAACCATCTTCATCGTATCGAAACGGATCGAGGCGCGAGCTTGTGCTGCATCTGCCGCCATATCGAGCCGCGACTTTTCAATAGCAGCCATAGACCTTTCTCGATCTAACGTCATCGCGGCACGAGACAAAGCACTTTCACGATCAACTTTACTTATCTGTTCGCTTAAATGCTCCCTGATTTGAGCCATATCTATGGTCGTCCCCTGCGGGGGGATTGCTTTGTTGTCGGCATTAACAACAACCGCAATCTTGGACTTTAGCTGGATGATCTCATTGTTGGCGCTAGACAGCGCACTCATCAAATAAACAACGCATGAAAACAGGATCGGAATACCGGCAAAGGTGATTTTTTCAACCAATGCGCCCTTGCTGGCGTTTGCCGCCATTTCAAGAGCGATCTTCTCCTGCCTTTCTTCCGGCGTTGTCATTTATCCGCCTTCCTCTTTTCTAAACTATCTACTTTATCAAAGATTTGTCTGCACAAGTCTTTGATTTCTTTGATCCCTTCTGAAAATTCTTCGCGCCTGACATAGTGACTTGGAAGCTCTACCTCAAGCTGATGTATGTCGGCCTTCAAGCGCTCAACAGCTTCCCAGAGTTGCCGGGCAAGCCACCCAACCAGCGCGAGCAATGCCCCAAGGGCGAAGTTGATAAGCGTCTGCGTATCCATCATGCATCCCGCACTGTAAAGAGGACTGTGTCTTCCTTGATTTGTCCACCAGAGGTATTAGCAACAACATCAACAGTGTACTGGCGACCATTGAGCCCTCCGTTAATGAAGAACACCGCGACGGTATTACCACTGCCTATGGAACTGGCATCGACGACCAATGGTGAGGTGGTTGTTGGTGACACGGCATAGGTGACGGTCGTCAGTGTCTCGCCCGTGTCCAGCCACTCTGAGTAGTCGATAGCGTATCGCTTACGCTCGACAGGAGTCTTCACAAAGCTTCCTAGCCTCATACGAGCGCCCTCTGTCTAGGTTGGGCCTGAAGGTCTGTGTGGACAGGGTCTTCAGCGGTGAAATCTCTCGAAGGAACATACATTATCTGCCACTCCGGCGCTACTACCATTGTCTTTCGATAGGTAGCGTTTCTGTCCGCAGGTTCGGAGATGACCATTGTCCGCAACTCCTGCTCGACGAACATCTCGTCTGGATCGTATTCTGGCGTCTTTGGTATTGTTATGGTGTTAAGTTCTTGAGGAACATACATAAACTCCATGTCCCCAGTAAAATACTGGGAGAAAACGAGTCGAGCAGGTATACCGGAAACGCTGTAAGAGCCAAACTCGATTGGAAGTTTTGCATGTCTTATAAGATTGGCTGGAACACCGGAGACGGTAAAGTTTGTACCGTCAGCCAGTATATTTATAGAGCGCCTGAGATTAGCGGATTCTCCAACATAACTATAACTTGCATTAAGCAAATAAAATTGCCGGTTTGCCCGCAGGGTGGCGGCAGAGCCAGAAGTCGAGTATTGCCCGCTGGAAGATATTAATTTGTATTCTCTTGGAAAATTAACGGCGTTTCCGACTAATGAATACGAACCAGCGGCTGTGGAAAACAGAAACCCCTTACGGAGGATCATATCCATACCCGCGTAGGTATAGGCTCCAGCCGACATAGAAATTGTTCTGGTGGCGCGGAGTGCTGCGGAGCTACCAGTGTAGGTGTAGGAGGCTGTAGACGCAGGAAGCTGTCGGGCAGCCACAGGGTAGGCTGCACTGCCAGTATAGGTGTAGGAGCCCGGAGACCCGACAAGCTGTCTTGTGGCGGTGATGGACGCAGCGTTTCCGGTATAGCTGTATAGACCCGAAGACCCGACGAGCTGCCTTGCAAGCGCGAGGGAAGCGGCGCTGCCGGTATAAGTGTAGCTCCCTGCGGAGGCAACCAGTGTGTAGGAAACTGTACGAAAAAAAGTAACAGGACCGCCAGTCTGGGTGTAAGTTCCGGCTCCCGCAGTGAGCGTATACGAAGCCGAAACAGAAAAAGTAACAGGATTACCAGTCTGGGTGTAAGTCCCTACTTCTGCGCTGAGCGTATAGGCGTTCCCTCCACCAACGCTAATAGCCCCACTAATGGGGAAACTTGCGATTGGTGCTGAACCTATGCCAAGCCGGGATGCCACGACGGGTCAACTCCTTGTGAAGCAGGTGTACGACCCATCATATGGGTTTTTTAGATAGTCACAAGTTACCCGGCTGCCAGTTCCTGTATCTGCGCCGAGATAGCCGCAAGCTGCGCCTGAAGCTCCTCCAGCGTCGGCTTCACCGGCACAGGCTCCTGAATGGTGGCGGCATAGGCCAGCGCAGCCGCCTCTTCCTCCGGCGTGAACTGGATGATCTTGACTTCGCCGGTTTGGACATTGACTTCAGTGCGTTGCATGTGTGCCCCTCATTCGTACAGGATACTGACAGTTCCGCCGTTGTAGTTGGCAGAACTCAAAATTTGCACGGCGGTTAAAGTCGCGCCAAGGGCAATGATACCACCACCGCCGCCGGACATAAGTGTGCCGGTACGGCCAAAATTCATATTCCCTATCCAAGTGTTTCCAGTCAAATTGGTTAAGGTGACGGTCCCATAAATTGCAGCGTTGGCCGCATATCCAGTGTTAATGGTAAAACCAGACGAAAGCGCAGAAGCCGCGCTGGCAGTTCCGTTAAAAGTAAGACCAAGTGTACCCGTATATCCAGACGTTGTATATGTCGGCGTTGCGCCGGTTCCAAGCTGCACCACCATAGTCGCGCCACCAGTGGCGCTAGTAAGCGCAGAGAACTGCAACACCACACGTTTTACCCAAGACGGCAGCCCAGTAAAGGATGCGGCAGCGGTTCCTGAAGGTGAAACAGATGCTGCTTGAACGATCTTCGCAGTCGATGACCAAGCGGTTCCATTGGTGGTGAACAGCACGTTGCCAGCAGATCCAACAGATGAGAGGTTAGTTCCGCCGTTGGCGATAGGCAAAGTTCCTGTGACACCTGTTGTCAAAGGAAGACCTGTGGCATTTGTTAAAGTTGCTGAAGCTGGAATGCCAAGAGCCGTGACATTCCCTGACGCGTCCAGTTGCGGAGACCTCGCCGCCGCCATCGTGATGAAAACGTCCTTAGTCCCCGCCGAGAATGTAACAGCAGAACCAGCATTGGATGACGAGTAGATGGTGGTACGGGTGAGCGTGTTAGCTGATGAGTAGGTGGCAAGACCAACTTCCCACTCGTTTATCGTTTGGTGTTGGACTGAATAATAGCAGGTGTCGCCAACACTCATGACAGTCGAAAACGTCCGACTGCCAAGAGGCGCAGTGCCAGACACAACGAGCGGAGAAGTCCCCACTGTTGTCGTTGTGTCAGCGATGCGGTCAGCGGTTACGAATGCCATTAGGGTTGCTCCACCAAGACCCAAGACAAGGTTGCCTCATCCCATATATACATTTTTCCATCGTCGGGATACGGGACAGGGGCCTGCCATTGGCATGTGGTCGTGTTCAAAACCCATGACGGATAGGGCTGCGGCGCAATGAATGCATCCAGCACTTGGTCATAGGTGTAGCCGATCCCTGCATAATTCTTGCGGAAGTTGGCGTTGTAGCTGGTCTGCTTCCAGATGGTCGTTGAACCAAAGAGCGATTGCAGGAACGCCACGCCAACTGGTTCGCTCTCAGGAAACGGGAGATCATTGATCGTCTCGTTGTTGACGACGACCACTTCTGTGACGATGTAGTTTTCGTCGAGCTGGGCAAAGTTTGCCATTAGAAGGTGATGCTCCCTGATCCCGTGAACTTGTAAATCTTGTAGCCGCCCGTGTTGGTGAAGGTGGGCGAGCCGGTTGTGGATGCTGCATTTGCATAAGTGTTTGGATAGCGGATGATGACGATGCCAGAGCCGCCCGTGCCACCGCCACCATAAGTCGAACCCGAAACAATAGATCCGCCACCGCCGCCGCCGCCAGTATTCGCAGTTCCAGAT